AGCACCCGCTCATTCAGACTTCCTTCGGAAAGCACAAACGAAATCGACAGCAATAACCATCCCCAAAATCTTCAGGCTGTAATCAATGTTCGATCCTGAGTAGGCGAACCATGCAAAGTCGATAAGGCTTAAGACTCCACCGGATAGACCTACCAGAGCGAAGAAATTAAGGACATCAAAGTTCATTTCGTTCCCTGCCAAATAGCAACCGATCACACAGCATCCGAGCACGTACACGCAAAAATATCCAAAAACGTCCATGCTTTAACTCCTTTTTAACCGATCGGTTAATTTGGTTTCCTTACTGATCTGAAGCGCCGCCCTCACGAGTAGCCCAAACAGCACCAGATTGATGAACACCACCGGCGCCAAAATGATCATCAGCATCTGCCATGCACTCTCAGACATAAAACCTCCTAAAAGTAGGGTTCCGGCGCCGGCTCGGACTTTGTTAAATCCAGCCATGGCCTCACTGGAACACGCGTCCACGACGTGCAGAAATTCAGACTGGCGTTGTCTCTCCAAAGCTTGATGAACCCTTCCCAAGATCCGTTTCTCTGCTTGCATAGGTTCAAGACAAAATCGGGTTTTGTGTCATCGACATCTTTTCCTTCAGCCTTCTTTTGAACCTTGCTGTAATCGCGGGCCAAGACAAAAACATTGAAGGCAATATTCGTGATGTTGGAGCTCCCTTTGATTGAGTCTTTTGAAGCTGAATCAAAGACGGAGTAAATTTTTGAACTGGCATCACCACGCTTGCGGCAATGGGCCACAACGACAATGTGGACATTGTTGGTCCGAGCAAACTCAACCAGTTTTGTCATCACATAATCGGTTTCCTTCTTGTCCATGTCGTCTCTGACACACATCATCAGAGAGTCAACAAAGAGGATGTCTGACTTGTAGTCATGGACAGCTGATTCAAGAAGGCGCAAAAGTTCGTCCGGAGAAACCTTTCTCTGAAGATCACAAATTCGCATTCTTGAGGCGAATTGTTTGAAGAAGAGGTCAACATCAGGCTCTTCAATCATCCGTTTCTCAGTGCTGCAGACCGTCTGCATGAGCATTCTTTCGATCGTCCGTACCGGAGCCATTTCAAAGGAAGCAATGTAGAGAGAAGCTCCGCATGAAATGAGGTGAAGTCCGATCTGCCCAAGCAGCAGAGATTTTCCGGAACCGTTTTCGCCAGCCAACACCGTTAGTTCTCCGGGACGAAATTCAAAATCGATCGGTCGGCCGATGCAACCTTCATTAGTTTGTGTGAAGGGGAGCGTGAACTTGGACACATGGGCCTTCTTCGCGTCCAGATAGTTCTGGAAGTCATTCTTAAACTCAAGAACGTCCTTGTTGATGAAAAACTCAGGAGGCTTGTAAGCCCTACTCTCGTATTCCGACAAAGAAGTTTCTATTTCGGCTCCACCCGTCGGATCGCCCCAATAGCCATCAAGCTCAGGCGAAACGCTTGTATTTTTTGGATTCATAGTCAAATTTCCACGCAATCAGTTGTTTGTTTTTGAACATCACCGAAACGATGACGGCGGCGGGTAGAGCTTTAGGGATTTCAAGCATCCATCGGCGGACGGTCTCTCTAAGTTCAGGCGTATCTTCAACATCGATAAAGTCGATCAGAACAGTCTTCCCTCTTAGGAATTCAGCCTTTATGTGGTTTGGTTCATCGCAGAACGAAAACAACACCGTAGGAACCTGAGGCCGTCTTCTGGGCAACACCTCAATTTCATCTTCGTAGATCGCATCGGCCTGATAGAGAGCTAACTCACTGTCAGTCAGGCGAGGGAAAAAGACCAACTGGGTAGTCGTAAATGCGTCCGGATGCTCGTAAAACGTTCTACCCTGATCGTCACGAACAACGGCAGCAGCGGCAAACATCATCTCTGCTCCTCATTGTTGGGAAGGTCTTTGATGTCGTAGGCACTCATGCCTGCATGGAGCTTCTCTACAAACTTGTTTTTGGCACCGGTTGAATACGTAACGGGAGGAAGTTCTTTGTTGTATTCGGCAGCCGTGACCCACACCGCATTGGGATTTTTCCATTCGTCTTTGACGTATTCCGCCTTAAAACCAGTCCATCCTTCCGCCAAAACTCGCTCGATTGCCTCGGTCATGGTCCATCCTGCTTTTTTACATTCGGTCTGCATGAGCTTGAGGGCGTACGAGTTGAACGGCTTTTTTATCGCCTTACGGTGTGCAAGGAAATCATTCCAACGGTCAATGGGAACGTCATCGGGTTTTTGAAGTGCAGACGAATCATTTTTGACTTTTTCGCTTTTTCGAACCGTTTCCGTTTTGGAAACAGTTGGCTGAGTGTCTTTCTCTTCTTCTGCATTCAAAAGCGGAAGTTCTTCCTCTGTTGGATCGGTTTTTGAAAAAGAAGATTTTTCAGATACACGCCCCGCGAAATCCTCAGAGACTTCCGGATGTTTTTCGCTCTTTTCGGTGCGTGTATATGTTTCTTGTTCCTGTTCCTGTTCCTGTTCCTGTTCCTGTTCCTGTTCCTGATATGGCATACCGTATGCGATACCGTATGACATACCCTTTGCTATATCGTATTTAGCAAGTTTTTTGAATTCAGGATGTAACGCTTTTACATACGCCTCTCCCCTTGTCTCGCAAGCCTTTAAGACAGATTTTGCTATTTTGATAAGGAGCTGGCATTCAGGAAACAGATCGAGCAAAGACGACCACGAAATTACGACTTTTGGATTTTCCGGAGGGTTGTACTTTAAGAAGTTTTTTATCCAAAAAATTCCCGCTTCGTCGTACTCCAACATACCGTATTCAGACAGTTGCTTATACCCTATGCCATACCGTATATCGTCAAACTTTAAAATTCTCGATACCGTATGTTTATCTACAGGGACAGCGCCCAACATCGTTGTTTGGGGCGACGTGAGAAGGTACAAAAATATAAGTTGAGCGTCAGAACTCAGGGCGTTAAATTTCGCGTCATTCCAAATTCGGACGTCAATTTTTTTATAGCGAGCCATATCGTTACCTGCACTATTTCAACTCTTTCCAAATTGACAACGAGGGAAAACGCAATTTGAAGTACGGCAAATAACTTTTAGGAATGCCGTGTTTTTTCCAATACGTAATAGAAGCCGGATTGAGTCCTAGTTCTTTAGCTAGCGCTCTTTGTTGCCCTCTGTTGTGCCAAAAGAAACCTTTGTATTGAGAAACAATCTCATCAAATACTTTCTTCTTTAAATCGTTATCCATGGCGTTAAATATTAAAACGTATTATTTAAACATTTTAAATTATATACGAAAATATTCAAATGTTTAAACGTTTAAAAATTTAACGTTTTTGTTAGATTTCTTTAAAATTGGTATTAAAGGAGTTTCATTATGAAGACGTACAAAGACCGACTATCAGAGCTTCTTTCGGCTCATGGAATGTCTAATGCCGAACTAGCAAGAAAAATTAATGTATCGGCTCCTACTATTACTTATTGGCTAGGTACACGGACGAAGGGTCTTAAATACGAAGATGCTGTAAAAATTGCTGAGGTTTTCGGCGTTAGTCCTGACTGGCTTATTTATGGCGAAGAAAAAGACGAAAAAGAACCTAAAGAGAGTACAAGCGATCAAACGATTTATCTAAAAAAAGTCAATTTGCGAGCTTCATGCGGGACTTTATGCTCATACGAAGATAAGCAAAACGATGCGGATGTGATAGATGGTTTGAGAGTCGGCGTCCTTTGGTTTAAAAACAATTTTCCTCAATACCAGCCGCAAAATGTTCAAATAGTTACAGCGTCTGGTGATTCTATGGAACCGTTGATAAATGATGGTGACCTCGTTTTTGTTGACGTTAGCAAAAACGAATGCGATCGAGACGGTGTTTATTTCCTATTTTTAGATGGTCAATATTTTATTAAACGAGTTCAAAGGAGTTTCGGACGACGTTTAATCCTAATCTCTGACAATAACAAATATAGAGATATTGAGATAAACGCAGATAGCCAAATCGAATTTCACACAATAGGTCGAGTAATCAAAACGTTTAAATCAACTGATATTTAATCCAATGTAGGAGAACGATCATGGAGTTAATAGATAAATTTAAA